ATGTCCACACTGCAAAGAAGAACAATACTTAGATTGGTTTGAAAACATAGACAAAGAAATAGGCGAGTATGTATGTAAGAAATGTCACGGAATAATAGACGATGATACGCGCAGAAATGGTCGTTGGGTTAAAAAGTATTCACACAGAGAAGGTATATCAGGTTATTGGATTTCGCACTTAATCTGTCCCTGGATTTCAGCCAAAACCCTGATAGAAGCAGAAGCAACCAAGAGTAAGCAGTATTTTTATAACTTTCATTTAGGATTACCTTATAGGGGAACAGATGTAGTCGTAGACAAAGAGTTGATTTTAAGAAACGTAGTAAACGGAGAGAACCTTGAAATAAACAACGTCATAGGCGTAGATACCGGGCTTACAATGAGTTATGTATTGGGAAATAAGCAAGGAGTATTCAAAGTGGGTCAAACTACCTCTTGGGACGAAATAGAGGCACTAATGCGCAAATATGAAGCCACAGCGGTATTTGACGCTCTGGGAGACCTTACCAAGCCACGCCAGTTAAGAGATAAGTACAGAGGTCGTGTATGGTTATGTTATTTTAAAAGAGACAAGGATCGTCCAGAATCAATTAAATGGGATTCTCCCGAAATGGCCGTATATGCTGACAGGTCAAAGATTATCCAAAGAGTTATAGATGAATTCGTAGATGGAAAGATAAAGTTCTTCATAGAACCCGACAGATTAGGCACTTATGTAAAACATTGGGAAACACTCTCACAGGTAGAAGAAACCGATAGTATAGGTATAACTCGCAAAGTTTGGGAAACAGAAGGAGAGAATCACTTACTATTTGCTACGATTTACTTCTTTCTTGCCCTACAACGAAGTGGAAATGCAAGTATCATAGATGTTCCGATTAAGGGTTCAGACAAAATGGCTTACAATCCTCAAGCACCAGACATAAAACGCATAGAAGAAGAACAATTTAATCATCAAATTAAGGACTGGCGCGTATAAAATATATGGAGGCACAAACAAAAAAACAACGAAATGACATTGAGTGTATAAAATACTTTATTCCTTCAAATTGTAAATATCCGCCCATAACCGAAAAGGATGAAGAAATGTTTTTGGGGTGGTCAGAAAGAGGATTACATAAAGAAATGGAGAGCGAATACAAGATGGACGGATTCAATGCATTGGTTCAAGGCAAGCGTTGGCGAGGAATACATATACACGAAATGTGGGAACCTGGAGTTTTAGATGGAATTATATCATATTGGGATTTACTTGGTGGGTATGATTCAAAAGAAATTATGCCAAGGGTAGTAGTTGACTTTATGAAGAAAGAAATGTTTAAGGGAAAGGATGCAAAAGTGATAGAAAAAGATTATCAGGAAGTTTTAAATAAATGGACAAGTTTGAAACAAAAATACAATTAGCAAAACTTGTAGGAGGCGCGATTATAGTAATAGAGTTATATTTGATTTTAATTAAATTATAGGAGGCAAAAGATTGGTAAAGATATACTGCGACAACTGCGGAGAAGAAATAACAGGAGTAGAGTATGGTAGTTTTGGCTTTATAGAAAAGGTCAAAACTTTTAATTTTATAAAACACCAACCAAAGGAAGGAGAGCAGGTAGTCAAAAAGGAATATGCTCTTTGTCCGGCTTGTGTGAAAAAAGTTAGTGAAGTTTTAAACTTACAATAATATGGAAATCGAAGAAATTATAGACGCGGAACGAGCATCGTTAGAATACAATGCCAACGAAGATGACTTGTTAAGAGCCATAGATGCGGCAGTTGAAGAAGCGAAAAAAGACAAAGAGATTGCCGATGTTATTGGATTAAGAAACGAGAAGTACTGGCGCAAAGGAACAGACCTAAAAGATGAAGACCGCAATCCCAAAAGAGCCAATATCGTAGACAATAGAATCTTTATGTCCGTTGAGACATTGATTCCTATGGTCACGGCAGAAACACCTACACCAGAAATAGCAGGAGAGGTTGACAATACTATTAGGGAGAAACTGATTAAAGGACTGACTATCGCTTACGAGGTAACCCTTAAGGTCAAACAAAAACTTCAACGGATCGTTAGGAGTTGGTTTATCTACCGATTAGGTGTGTGGAAGTATCGCTGGGATGAAGGATTTATATTAGAGTTTGTCCGCACGGACAGGATAGGTATTGACCCAAGAGCAACCGAAGCGTCTAATTGCGAGTTTATTTATGAATGGTTAGAAGATTCTGTTGAGAATGTAATCTTAAAGTTTCCTAAAAAGAAAAAAGAACTCCAACAACTATATCCAGACCTACCTAAAAAGAAGATTAAGTATTTAGAATTCTGGGGAGGAAATGGAGAATGGGTTGCTTGGAAGTTAAATTCAATCTTATTAGACAAAATCAAGAATCCAAATTTTGATTATGACACACCAGAGAATAACCTATTTAAAACAGCGCAATTTCCTTATTTGTTCTTAAAAGTATTCAATCTCGGTAAACAGGTTTATGATGATACGAGTTTAATTGAACAAGTAATTACCTTACAGGACGGGATAAACAAGCGAAAATGCCAGATTTCTGACCTTACAGACGACAATCAGAAGATAATTGTGGCTTCTTCAAAAGCCATAAGCAAGGAAGAAGGACAAAAGTTCGTCAATAAGTATGGAAATAAGTTCTTATGGTTAGATAGGGGAGATATAAACGACATAAAGATTGAGGGTGGACAGATTGGGGCATCAGAGTTTAATGAATTACAAGATTCAAAGAATGAAATTGACAATATAATGGGTGTTCACTCAACTACACGTGGTGAAAGACAAGAAGCAGAAACACTTGGTGGCAGGAAACTTTTAGCAGGTGCTGACTATGGCAGGGTAGAAACGATTATTGAAAACATAGAACAGCTAATGGAAGATTTCTACAATGCCTATTTACATTGTATCAAGGTTTATTCAGACGAACCGACAAAACTCTATAATGGAACCGAAGGCGTTGAATTAAGGGGTGAGGAAATCCCGCCAGGAACTAAGGTTTTAGTCAAAAAGGGTTCTACGCTTCCAGTAGACAAAGCATCAAGGGCAGAAATGACTATTAAACTGGCTCAATTTGGTATGGTTGACCCACCTACAATGTTTGAAGAACTTGGTTATGGAGAAGAAGAAGAAAGAACTAAAAGATTATACGAGTGGTTAGCAATGACAGGAAAAATAAATCCAGAAGCAGTAGCTGGCATTCAAGCACAGCCAGGGGGAGAAGAACAAAAGGCACAGCAACTTCAAAAGGTTCAGCAAATGGTAAGTAGCCCAGAGTTTCAAAAACTTCCCGATAATGAAAAAGCACAAGCAATTCAAAAAGCTAAACAAATAGTGGAGAAAATTAAAGGAGGACAATAAATATGAATGCAAAAACATACGACGATTTATACACACACCGACTTCAAGTATTGTCTTCTAAGAAAAAGAAGAAACGAAACATTTTAAATATGGATAAGGTTGATTCCATTTTAGAAAAATACAAGAAGGACTATGGACATAAGAACAAGGAAACTGGCGATTGGGATTATGATACATTTGAACGCAAAGAAATGTTAAAACAAAGAGATAAGTATTATAAAAATAGATAATATGCCGTTTAGATCGGAATCTCAACGCAAATACTTATATGCAAAAGAACCAACCATCGCAAAACGATGGACTGAGAAATATGGAAGTAAGATAGTTAAGAAAAAGAAATCCGCAAAAGAAAGATATGTGGAAATGTTAAAAAAATGACTTCACAAGATTTATATGATTTTGCATTTAAGGAACGAAAGGTTGGCGAGATTTTTAAAGTAAGCAAGGAAGATTTTAGTGAGATAAATAAACACTGCTTGGGACATGATAAGAATTATGATGCGAAATCGTGTTTAGTTTATGGAAATATGGTTTTGATGGAAGGAGATAATAGAAATTGGAAACAAGTAATAAATGAAGACTTTAAGGGAGGCATTAAAAGGTCGTTTAAAAATTAAGCAAGTCGTTAAGACCAATACTTATGGAAGAAGAAAATATTGACCAAGTCCCTGAGGAAACAACCGAAGAAACGACAGAAGAAGTCGTTACCGAAGAAGTTGCCCCAGAGGAACAGTCAGAGAAAACCGAAGAAGAACCTATCACCGTTGATAAGACCTATGAGTTAGCACAGGCATTGCAGAAAGGTTATACCCTAACCCGACAAGAGTTGTCGGAGATAAAGAAAAACCAAGAAGCAATCAATGAAGCCCTTAAAGGTATTAACAAGTCCAACGAATTCCAAGACGATGATGCGCCATTGACAGTTAAGGGGTTTTTAAAACTCCAAGACGAACAAAGACGCGTTAAGTTAGAAGAAGACCAGAAAGTCAATCGTCAGATTGATTCTCAACTGGACGAGTTAAAGGCAAGAGGTATTATCCAATCAAAGGCAGATGAAGATGCGGTAATTGAATATGCCATTTCTCAAAAGAAACAAGGCAAAAACAAAGACCTCATGACTGCCGGATTAGATTGGAAAGACCTCCAAGAAGCCAAAAGGGAGGGGGGCAAAGTTATCGCCAAGGTGAAAACTCAAGTCAAACAAGAGGCAGGTTCACAAGTAGGCACTTCTCAAAAATCAACTGGAACAGAACAAGGATTTGACTATAGCGAGATTCGCAATAAGAGTTTTGACGAATTATCGCAAGGTTAAACCATTCTTTACAGACAATCTGAAAGGTCGAAAAAGATTAGTATGGAGGCAAATGACTGAAAAATTATGGCATTAGATCCAACGAGTGTAGCGCGGATATATTCTGCGTCTACAGAAAAATTAGTTGCAAAGACAATAGATACTGTTCTAAATGCATCACCAGTCACCTTAAGAATTTTGGGAAGCCAAAGACCATGGAAAGCGAAATTCCCGGTAAAATATCAAGTTGGTATTAGTGGAACTTCGTTTGATGGTTTGGACAAATTCTCAACAGCATTAAGCGATTCATTCGAAGTAATGACTTTCCAGCCAACGGGTTATGAGATAAACGTTTCGTTATCTCAAATGGAAGTTGACTTAGTCAAGGCGCAAAACAATCCTATCGATATTATTGCTCGTGAAATGGAATCACGCGCAGAAGATATGATTGACGCTCTTGGAACACTTCTTCACACCCTACAGACAGGCAAGACATTTCTTTCCTTGATTAACGCTTGTGACAATGAGACTTTAGGAGGAGCCACATATGGTGGATTAGACCGAAGCACTTATGGTTTATCTGGAATTTATACTGCATCTTCTGCGGCAATGACTATCGCCCTTTTAAGGACGAAATATGCTAACTGTACGCATGGTGCAGAAAAACCGGACATTATTGTAACCTCTAAAACTGGATGGGCAAGATACGAAGCATTAGTAATCACCACAACTTCATATGGAGTTATTCAGTATTCAAATACTGGGTATCCTCAAATGACCAGAAGTGGTATTGCGCCAAGTGTTCAAGCTCTAAAAGGTGATAAAGGTTTTGATGTATTATGGTTCTCTGGTTGTCCAATAGTAGTAGATGAAAAATGTTCAGCAAATTATCTTTATATGTTGAACTTAAAACATCTTGCTTTCTATGGATTACAATCAACAGACCCAGAATACAAATCAGTAAAGTTTGGTGGTGGTTCAATAGAATCAGTACACACAGACGTTCCGAAAGTAACTGGATTTGCGTTTAGTGGATTCAACAAGCCAATAGATCAATACGGAAAAGTCGGTCATATAATCTTGATGGGTAACTTAATCGCTGACTCCCCGAGACATCAGGGAATTGAGGTTAGTTACACTTCCTAAAAACTATGGCAGAATTTACAGGAGTAATAGCTCCTGGTGGCATTACGACAGTTTACAGCAGAACCGCCATACAATTAGGCACAAGAGCATTTGACACCGATGGTAACGAATACATCTTTTTAAGAGGTGTAGCAAGCACAGTAGCTACTTCGTGGGTAACATATGACAGTAGCGCCGAACATCAAACAACTTTATTAGCGGCAAACGCTTTGGGGCCAGTAGCAGTAGCTATGGCCGCAATCGTAGCTGATAAATATGGTTGGTACATGATTTGGGGCAACGTCAGTGGTGCTGCGAATTATAGTACTGCTGTTCTTGATGTGAGTGATGTTGTTGGTAGGACAGGAGCTGACGGTTATGTCGGCGACGACCCACCAGCAGGCGATATTATTTATAATTGTATTGTACGAAGTGCAATGGCAGATACAAATACAAGCGCCGCAACAACGTTCTCAATTCATTATCCTTACGTAGACGATCAAACGGCTGCTCACTAAACTGCGTGATGTAGATTCCGCTTCAAAATTATGGCAGAATTTACAAGAGGTATCTCTCCAGGAGATATAGACACGATATATTCAAGGACTGCTGTGCAATTAGGCACAAGATTTGTTGACCAAGACGGAGGCGAGTACATCTTCCTAAAGGGAGTTGCAAGCACCGTAGCTGGTTCATGGGTTACATACGATTCTAACGATGAGTATCAAACCACATTACTTGCTACCGGAGCACTCGGCTCAGTAGCTGTTGCCCAAGCGGCAACTGTTGCTGGTAAGTATGGATGGTATTGTATTTGGGGAACAACCGTAGGTAAGTCTTATGCTGACGCGGCTTGGACTGCCCCAGCAGTTTGCGGGAGAACTTCCGCAGATGGCTCGGTAGGACAAAACCCGACAGCAGGAGACGTAATCTATGGCGCTTTCTTAAGAAGTTCTATGGACGCAAGTTCAGGGAACACCTCAACCACTTTCCAACTTATGTATCCATTTCTTGACGCTCAAACGGCAGGACACTAACGAATATTCTGACTATCTCTTTATGCTTGTACATAAGGAGATAGAACTGAGTAAAGGTCGTTAGTAATAAAAACAAAATTATGGAAGTATTAAAAACATTCACAAATACTGACAGTGAGGACTTTGAGGGTATGTTTCATGGCGAACCATATACACTTAAAGCTGGTGAATCAAAAGTATTCACCGAGAAATTGGCCAGACACTTGGCAAACCAATTGGCCTATAAGGTCAGGGTTAGAATTGGCGTTGATAAGGTTACTGAAGACAAAGAAAAGGAAATGGCCGAGTCATATGTAGGTAAGGTTGATATTCCAGAACCAGTGATAGAAACGCCAAAGGAAAGTGTAAAAGTTGAGAAGAAGGAGGAAGAGTTTGAAGAAATCAAACCCAAAAAGTCCAGAAAGAGAAAATAACTCGAGTATTTTAAGCAGGGCGTGAAGAGAAAAAGCCTCCACTCAAATCGTGCCCTGCTTTGAATCAAATGCTTCATACAGGAAAAAAGGGGGTTGTGCTATTTTCTATATTCGGAAGCAATGAAAAATTGGGTCATATACAAGCAGGGGTAACCGAAGAGGTATTTTGGCCAGAAAATAGTGGAGCTTTGGTAAAATTAGAGGGTTGCAGTTATTTATTTAAAGGTTTTCTGAATAAAAACATACTGCATCAACTGGAGGTATCAAAAGACACTTCTTGGTTATTATTGAGTATT